GGTATGGGAAGAGTCGGTCGAGAACATGCCCTGGTTGCACGCGGGTCACCGCCTGCTGCTGCGCCAAGTTTGCATCCTCGCCGCCCGGATGGAAACGGACCCTGATATGGGCGTGTCTGCCTTGCAGGCCTTGGGTGCGGCGCTGTCGAAGCTGGGCGCGACCCCCACGGACGAGACGAAGGTTAATCACGGTGGCGAGGGAGACGAAGATCCGGACAACGAGTTCTTCGGGCGACCGAACTAGGGAATACGCGGAAGGAGTGCTGGCTGGCCGGTACGTTGCTGGCCCGCACGTCCGCAATGCCTGCCGGCGTCATCTGGACGACCTCGAGAAGGGGCACGAGCGCGGCCTGTGGTTCGACCCCGAGGCGGCGGATCGGGTTCACCGGTTCTTCGAGACGCAGCTGTACCTGTCTGAGGGCCAGTTCGAGGGGCGGCCGTTTGAGCTGCACCCTTCGCAGGCTTTCATCCTTGGATCGCTGTTCGGCTGGAAGCGCGAGGACGGACGTAGGCGGTTCCAGCGCGCCTACATCGAGGAAGGGAAGGGCAACGGCAAGTCGCCCAAGGCCGGTGGGATTGGCCTGTACATGCTCACCGCTGATGGGGAGGCGGGCGCGCAGGTCTACGCGGCTGCGGCCAAGCGCGATCAGGCGGGAATCCTGTTTGCCGACGCCGTGAAGATGGTCAAGCGGTCGCCGGGGCTGTTGAAGCGACTGGAATTCAGCGGCGGTCCGGGTCGCGAGTACAACATCGCCCATCACGCTACCGGGAGCTTCTTCCGGCCCGTGTCTCGCGAGACGGGCAAGTCGGGTTCCGGCCCTCGCCCGTATTGCGTGCTGGCGGACGAGGTTCACGAGATGCCCGACCGGGGCATCCTGGAGATGCTGGAGCGCGGCTTCAAGTTCCGCCGCAACCCGCTTCTGCTGATGATCACCAACTCCGGCAGCGACCGGAACAGCGTCGCTTGGGAGGAACACGAACACGCGGTCAAGGTTGCCGCTGGTCACACCGAGGCGGTGAACGATCCCACCTATGTTGGTGAGGTGATCGACGACCGGACCTTCAGTTACGTCTGCGCACTGGACGAGGGCGACGACCCGCTCCGCGACCCGGAGTGCTGGGAGAAGGCCAATCCGCTGCTGGGCGTGACGATCACGCGCGACTACCTCGCGGACGTGGTGGCCCAGGCCAAGGCGATCCCCGGCAAGCTCAACAACATCCTCCGCCTGCACTTTTGTGTGTGGACGGACGCGGACACGGCTTGGATGACGCGAGCGACGTTGGAGCCTCGCCTGTTCGACTTTGACCCGGAGGATCACGCGGGAAAGCCTGTTTGGCTTGGGCTGGACCTATCGCAGAACCGCGACATCACGGCGCTGGCAGCGGCGGTCAAGACTGGGGTGACTGAGGAAGGCAAGCCGACCTTTGATGCTTGGATCGAGGCTTGGACGCCGGGCGACACGATGGACGCTCGCGAGCTGCGGGACAAGCTGCCTTATCGGCAGTGGGCGCGCGAGGGGTGGATACACGCGCCGCAAGGGGAAAGCATCAACTATCGCCACACCGCGCAGACGCTCGCGGAGTACGCGCAGCGCTACGACGTGCAGATGGTGGCCTACGACCGGTACGCCTTCAATCGGTTCGAGGAGGAGATTGACGACCTGGGGCTTTCTCTCCCCTTCGCGGAGCATCCGCAGGGCGGTTTGAGGAAGGGGAAGCCGATTGCAGACGGGGCCGAGGGGCTGTGGATGCCCGGCTCGCTCAGGCTGCTGGAGGACGCGCTCTTGGAGGGCCGCATCCGCCTGCGCCGGAATCCGGTTCTGGTGTCTGCGCTGATGAGCGCGGTGACTGAGCAGGACAAGTGGGGCAATCAGTGGCTCGCCAAGACGCGATCGATCAACAAGATCGACGCGGCGGTGGCGCTTTGTATGGTGATAGGCGCGGCGAGCGCGGTAGCAACGCAACGACAGCCGGACTACCAAGTCCTGATCTTCTGAAGCCCGCCACTCGGCGGGTTTTTTCTTGGAGCAAGCGATGGAAAACCGGGCCTACTCCGTGCTGCAAGTGCGCAGCGTGGACGCAGAGCAGCGCGTGATCGAGGGGGTTGCGACCACCCCGAGCGTGGACAGGGTGGGCGATGTGATCGACCCGCTGGGTGCGTCCTTCGCTGACGACCTGCCGTTGCTTTGGCAGCACCGCCACGACCAGCCAGTGGGCCGGGTGAAGTTCGGCAAGCCGACGAAGGACGGGATTCCGTTCACCGCCAGCATTCCGCGAGTTCCGCAGCCGGGAGCGCTTCAGACGCGCGTGGACGAGGCGTGGGACTCGGTTCGAGCCGGACTGGTCCGTGCCGTGTCCATCGGCTTCCGCGCCCTCAAGGATGGCGTGGAGTCGCTGAAGGACGGCGGCTACCTCTTCAAGAAGACCGAGATCATGGAGCTGTCGCTGGTGACGATCCCGGCGAACTCCGATGCCGTCATCACGGCAATCAAAGCATTCGACCAAAAGCACCTGCCCGCGTCCGGGCATGAGGGTGTGGAGGGCGATCCCCCGGCCTCAGTCGAGGCGGAAACCAAACGGCCTGACGCGGTGTTTCTCAACCCGCCCAAGCCTGCCCGTAAACACCAAATCATCAAGGTACTGAAATGACCAACAAGACCATTGGCGAGCAGATCGCCGACCTGGAGGCCATGCGCGCGTCGAAGGCGTCGGACATGGAGGCAGTGACCAACAAGGCCATCACCGAGGGCCGCACGAAGGACGCCGGTGAGCGCGAGCAGTTCGACGAGCTGAAGGCCGAAGTGAAGGCCATCGACGCCGAGCTGTCCGACCTGCGCGACATGGAGTCGATCAACAAGGCGGCTGCGAAGCCCGTCGAGAAGTCCCCGGCCACGCCCGGCGTCTCCACCCGCCGCGACTTCGCGACCGTCAAGAGCGCCGAGAAGTTGGAGCCGGGCATCGCGTTCGCCCGCCTCGCCCGCGTCAAGGCGCTTGCCCGACTGGACGGCGAGAGCGTCCGCACCGTGGCCCGCGAGCAGTACGGCGAGGATTCGTCCGTGTTCGGCGTCGTGAGCAAGGCTGCGGTTCCCGCCGGTTCGACGCAGGATGGCAATTGGGCCGAGTGGCTGACTGGCGACAACGGCCAGGTCTACGGGGACTTCATCGACTTCCTGCGCCCCCGCACCATTCTTGGCCGTTTCGGCCAGAACGGCATCCCTTCGCTGCTGACCGTCCCGGCGGGCCTGTCATACGGCGCGCAGACCACCGGCGGTGAGGGTTACTGGGTGGGCGAGGGCCGCGCGAAGCCCCTGACCCGCTTTGAGGGTGAGAGTGGCCGTCTGGACCTGCTGAAGGTCGCCAACATCGCGGTCGTCACCGAAGAGCTGCTTCGCAAGGCCACCGTTTCGGCCGAGCGCCTGCTGCGTGACCAGCTGGTGGCCGCGCTGGCTGCCCGTCTGGACACCGACTTCATCAACCCCGCCAAGGCTGCGGTTCCGGGCATCTCGCCCGCGTCGATCACCAACGGCATCACGCCGATTGTGTCGGCTGGCAGCTCCGCTGACGCCATTCGAGCCGACGTGCGTGCTGCGTTCCAGAGCTTCATCTCCGCCGGCAACGCCCCCACTGCGGGCGTGTGGATCATGCCGTCGACGGCGGCGTTGAACCTGTCGCTGATGGTCAACCCGATGGGCCAGCCGGAGTTCTCCGGCCTGACCATGTCGGGCGGCACCTTCGCCGGCCTGCCGGTGATCGTGTCCGACTACGCCTCGGCGGGCCTGGTCGTGCTGGTGAACGCCTCGGACATCTACATCACCGAGGAAGGCGGCGTCCAGGTCGATCTGAGCCGCGAGGCTTCGCTGGAGATGGCCGACAACCCGGCGCACAACAGCATCACGCCGACCCCGGCCTCGCTGGTCTCGATGTTCCAGACCAACAGCGTGGCGTTCCGTGCCGAGCGGTTCATCAACTGGCGGCGTCGTCGCCAGTCTGGTGTGGCCGTTGTGACCGGAGCGCAGTGGGCCGGCGCGCCTGATCCGGAAACCGAAGACTGAGTGATAGGGGGGCGGGGCTTCGGCCTCGCCCCTCTTTTGAGGGGACGTGCATGAGCTACATGACAAGGGCGCTCGCCCACAGTGACCCCCGTTTCGCCGAGATCCTGCGCCGGCTGGGGCACGCCGAAGACTCGGCCACGCCTGAGACCAAGGAAGAGGCTCCGGCTCCCAAGGCTCCGAAGGCCAAGAAAAAGGCCGCAAAGCGCGCTTACAAGCGCCGCGACATGCAGGCAGAAGAGGAATAACTGATGGCGTTCAGTCCCAACGAGCTGGCGATGGAAATGGGCGTCCGCACGTTCGGGGCTGACCATGCCAAGGCGCTGACGCCAGTGACCGGGCGGAACGGGTGGTATCCCCTGATCCGCGAGCCGTATTCCGGCGCATGGCAGCAGAACAAAGAGATCACGCACGAGACGCAGCTTGCGTACTACGCGGTGTACTCGTGCATCACCCTGATTGCCAACGACATTGGCAAGCTCCGCCTGCGGCTGGTGGAGCAGGACAAGGACGGAATCTGGACCGAGACGGAAAGCCCCGCATTCTCTCCGGTCCTGCGTAAGCCGAACCGTTTCCAGAACCACATCCAGTTCAAGGAGTGGTGGATCATGTCCAAGCTGACGCGCGGGAACACCTACGCGCTGAAGCAGCGTGACAATCGCGGCGTTGTGACTGCGCTGTACCTGCTCGATCCGTTGAAGGTCGAGCCGCTGGTGGCCCCGGATGGGTCGGTCTACTACCGCCTCCGCGCCGATGAGATGAGCGGGATTCGGGAAGAGGAAAGGACGCTCCCGGCGTCCGAGATCATCCACGACCGGATGAACTGCCTGTTCCACCCTCTGGTGGGTGTGTCGCCGCTGTATGCGTGCGGCGTGGCGGCCGGTCACGGTCTGGCGATGCAGCAGCAGAGTTCTACGTTCTTTGGCAACGGCGCGCGGCCTTCGGGCGTGCTGACGGCCCCCGGTGCGATCAGCCAGGACGCGGCCGACCGCATCAAGGAAGCGTGGGAGACGAAGTTCAACGGACTCAGCGCCGGCCGGATTGCTGTTCTCGGCGATGGCATGAAGTACGAGCCGATGGTGATGTCGGCCACGGACTCGCAGCTGGTCGAGCAGTTGAAGATGACGGCGGAGATCGTGTGCAGCGTGTTCCACGTGCCGCCCGCGAAGATCGGACTGGCGCAGGACAGCAATGCATCAAACGCCGAGATCCGCGACCGGAACTATTACTCCGACTGCCTGCAGAGCCACATCGAACAGTTCGAGCTTTGCGTGGACGAGGGTCTGGGGATCGGTCACGGCGTCAGGATCGAGGGTCGCGTCCTTGGCGTGGATCTGGACGTGGACGGCGGCCTGTGGCGCATGGACACGGCCAGCCTGATTTCTGCGATGGGCAATGGCGTTGCGCAGGCGGTCATCACCACTGATGAGGCGCGCTCACGCTTGGAGCTGCCAAGGGTCAAGGGCGGCGATGTGATCTGGCGCCAGCAGCAGTATTTCTCGCTCGCCGATCTGGCGGATCGCACCTTGGACGAAGCCCAGGCGCAGGCACAACCGCCTCCGCCGCAGCCTGAGCCGGCTCCCGAGCCGTCCGAGGATGAGCAGGTCGAGCGGTTCATGTCCGCGCTTACCAAAGCACTAGAGGCCGTCTGAATGGATATCGAGAAGTTCGCGGCGGCGGTAGCCCCGGCGGTCCGAGCAAGCGTCGAGCGGGCAACGGCCCCTTTGCTTGAGCGCATCGCGGCGCTGGAGGCGCGGGAGCTGCCTCAGCCGCTCAAGGGCGACCCCGGGCAGGACGGCCGCGACGGCATTGATGGCAAGTCCGTCACGCTGGAGGATGTGGCCCCGATGATCGCCGAGGCGGTCGCGAAGGCCGTTGCGACCATCCCCACGCCTACCAATGGCACCGATGGCAAAGATGGCGTGGACGGCCGCGACGGCAGGGACGGTGCAGACGGCGCCAGCGTGTCCGTGGAGGACGTTGAGAGCATGGTCGAGGGCAGGGTGGCCGGTTGGGCGCTCGACTTCGAGCGGCGCGCTCAGGGCGTTCTAGAGCGTGCCATTGACCGCATCCCGAAGCCGGCTGACGGCAGGGACGGGCGGGACGGCGTTGATGGTCTCGGATTCGATGACCTATCCGTGAAGCACGACGGCGAGCGGTCGCTGACCCTTGCGTTCAGCCGAGCGGATGTCTGCAAGGAGTTCCGAGTCGATCTCCCGGTCGTGATTGACCGTGGCGTGTACAAGGCCGAGTCCGACTACCAGCGTGGCGACGCCGTGACGTGGGGCGGCTCCCTGTGGATCGCGCAGAAGGACTCGCCCGAGTCGAAGCCGGGCATGGGTGACGGCTGGCGCTTGGCCGTGAAGAAGGGCCGAGACGGGAAGGATGGGAAGTGATGCTTGTCTCTCTCGACCGCGCGAAGGCTCAGGAATACATCACCCATTCGCACGATGACCTGGAGGTCATGCTGAAGGCGCAAGAGGCCAGCGACATCGTGCTTGACTACATCGGCACTCGCTGGCGTAACGCGGGATGGAGTGCCGAATACCCACTTCCAGAGGGCGCTGTCCCAGTCCCTGGCGTCATTTCGTCGGCTGTCCTCCTGGTGTTCGGCGCGCTGTGGGAAGGCCGGGAGGGTGCTCAGGATTCTCCGGAGCCGATCTCGCCCGCCGTCGAGCGACTGCTGCGCCGCTACCGTGACCCGGTGGTGTCGTGAAATCGATCCGCGCCGGCAAGTACCGCCACCGCATCACGATCCAGCGCAAGACCGAGGCCATTGATCCGGTGACCGGATATCGCACCGAGGTCTGGTCCGACTACCTGCGGGACCTGCCTGCGGAGTTCATCGCCGGGCCGGGCCGGGAGTATCTGGCGGCCGAAGCGATCCGCTCCGAGGTGCAGGGGCGGTTTGCTGTCCGCTGGTCCCCGGAGGCATCGGGCATTCAGTCGCACGACCGAGTGTTGTGGGATGGGCGCCTGTGGGAACTGAAGTCCGACCCGCTGCCGGATGAAACGGCGCGGAAGGAATTGACGCTGATGGTGGGGACGCTCAATGGCTAACAGGGCGAAGGTGCGAGGGAGAATCCATGCACGGGTTTGTTAAGGCAGAGCGGTTCGCCCGGCGGCAGCTTAGGGCTTACGGCGGAAAGATACCCGCTGAGGCGCGGGCGTGGGCTGAAGGGGTCATTGCCTACTGCCGAGCGGATCACGACGCAGCGTGCGCGGATCATCGGGCCGGATTCAGAAAGGCCAAGGCCCGCGCGCTCGTCTCCCGGCTTGAGTCCGTGTGTGACGCCGTGTGCGGAATTCACGCTCATTCTCGGCCCGTCAAGAATGGCTGAGCAGGCTTTCAAGGTCGAAGGGCTGGATGGCGTCATGAAGGCGCTGCAAGACCTGCCTAAGGAGGTCAGCCAGAAGCGTGGCGGCCCGGTGCGCACGGCATTGCGCAGGGGCGCAAACGTAATCCGCGCGCAGGCGCAGTTGAACGTGCAGCGAATCATTGCCACGCCCAACGCGGGGGGGAGAGACGAATCCACTGGCTTGCTGGAGAAGTCAATTCGAGTGGTGCGCGGAAGGCCGCACAAAACCTTGAACGGGGAGCGGATGTTCGTGCTTGTCCCCAAGCGCATCCGCTACCCCATCAGTAAGCGCACCCCCAGCGGCATCGTCGCATCAATCGTTGGCCGGATGCTTGAGTACGGAACCGTGAAGCGCGCCCCAATGCCGTGGATGGGGCCGGCATTCCACGCCAAGAAGGGTGAGGCCGTTACGACCGTCGTGACCGAGCTTCGCAAGGGGATCGACAAGGCAGTGGAGAAGTTGGCGAGGAAGAACCGCTGATGCTGCCCATCTATCCAATCCTTGCCGTTCCGACGGTCCTCGCGATTACCAACAGGATCTATCAGGACGAAGCCAATCCGGACACGCCCGCGCCGTATGTCGTTTGGTCGCGTCTGGCCGTGGTCCCCGAGAACAATCTGAGCGACAGGCCGCCCGGTGACCGCGAGTCAATCCGGGTTGATGTGGTCGCAGCCAACGAGGCGCAGCGAGACGCATTGACCGTGGCTTGCAGGAATGCGGTCGAGGCCCGAGGCCACGTCCTAAACATGCAGAGCCTTGGCAGAGACACAGACACGCGCCTTTGGCGAATGACTTTCGACGCCGACATCTTCAGCACGCGCTGAAGCCAGCAGTACCCCACCCCCAACACCCCGCTTCGGCGGGTTTTTTTGTGCCCAGCCCGAGGTAAACACGATGGTCGATTTCGTCCGATCCCAGGGTACGGAGGTTTTCATCCTGCCGGACCCGCTCGATACCACGCCCATGAAGATGGCGTGCCCCACTGCCGTCAGCAAGTCCGGCGGCGCCCGCACCATGAACGAGATCCTGTGTCTCGACGCCGACGACCCGGAGTTCATCTCTGGCTCGCGCAGCTCGACCACGTGGAACATCCCGTTCGCGCTGGTCCCCACGGACTCCACGCATCAGGAGCTTTTCGCTCTGGAGTCGCTGGGTGAGGCCGTCCCGTTCCTCATCGCGCTGTCTGATGGCACCGCCGCCCCGACCGTGGCGACCGGAAACCTGACCCCGCCTACCGGCCGCACCTCGTTCCGGTTCAACGGGATCGTCATGGAGGTCGGTATCGACATCGCCTCCAACGACGTGGTGCGCGGGACGCTGACTGTGCAGCAGTCCGGCCCGATGACCCGCACCTGGAAGTCCATCTAACCCTCTGCTCCGGCGTCCTGCGGCGTTCGCTCGCCGCGTCCCGTGGGGCGTCGGGGCACCTACATAAGGCGAGCAAGCATGAGCTACGACCGATTTCTGACGAACGACGAGATTATCGAGCTTCCGGCCAAATTCTCGGACGGCACCGAGGCGCACACCTACTGGAAGAAGTGCGCGCACATCCATTACGAGCGTTGGAAGGCCGCTGACGCTTCCGGCGATCTGGGCAAGATCGAGCGCGCCAAGCAGCAGTTCATCGCGGCCAGTCTGGTCAATCCGGATGGTACGCCGGCCATGTCCGACAGGGACAGCATCAAGCTCACGTCCGAAGGCGTCCTCGTCCTTTTCCCGCTGGTCCTGGAGGCGAACGGCATTGTGGCCCGTCGCGACCCAAAAGCGAGTTCGCCCGAGGCAGCGTCGGATACATCGAGCGATACCTAGCCCTGCAACTGGGCCGGACCGTGGCAGAGCTGCACGCCACGATGACCGCAGACGAGTTCCAGAGCTGGCTCCAGTTCTTCGCCATCTACCCATTCGATGACCTGAGCCGCTACCACCGGCCCGCTGCGCTGGTGTCCGCAAGCATGTCAGGCGGCAGCGACGCCTTTGCAGAGCGTCTTTCGATACTCAGCCCGGACCCCGCCACGTCGGATCTATCGGACGTTGACCAGTCCATTTTGAAAGCAGTTGGAGGATAGCCCGTGGCCCTCGGCAGTATCGTCATTGACCTCCTCCTCAAGACGGGCGCTTTCAACAACGACGCGAAGCTGGCCGAGCGCCGGCTGAAGGAGCTTGGCAAAGAAGCGCAGGTGGTCGGCGCCATTATTGGCACGGCCGTAGCGGGAGCGTTGGCGGCTACCGCCGTGCAGGTCCGGAACCTGATCCAGGAGAGTCAGCAGATTCAGGTGCTGTCCAAGCTGTCGGGCGAAGCGGCGGGCAAGTTTCAGGAGTGGGCGGTCGGTGCCCGGTCAGTTGGCGTCGAGCAGGACAAGCTGGCCGATATCCTGAAGGACACGCAGGACAAGGTTGGCGACTTCCTGCAGACCGGCGGCGGCGCAATGGCCGACTTCTTCGAGCAGATCGCTCCGAAGATCGGCGTCACCGCAGAGCAGTTCCGCAAGCTGTCCGGCTCCCAGGCGCTTCAGTTGTACGTTGACAGCCTCCAGAAGGCGAACGTCACGCAGTCCGAAATGACCTTCTACATGGAGGCCATCGCGTCCGACTCGACCAAGCTCGTGCCCCTACTGCGGGACAACGGCGACGGGTTCAAGTACTGGGCCGACTATGCCCGCGAGGCCGGCGCGATCATGGACGAGGAGACGCTAGAGGCAACTCGACGCCTCGACGTTGAGATGCAGAAGCTGAAGATTTCCACGGACGGCATGTGGAAGGAGGCGCTTCCCCAGCTGATCCCGGCCCTGCAGAGCCTCGCGGAACTGATGAATTCACAGAGCTTCCGAGACGGCTTCGGCTTGATCATCAACGGCGCAGTCACCGCCGCCCAGAAACTGGCGGAGCTGGCGGTGACTACCGCAAACGTCATGAAGTGGCTGGGCGAGGAGGTCGCGTCGCGGCTCCACGGCCCGGCGCTGGACGACCTGACCCGCATTGAGCAGGCCATTGAGCGGCAGGAGCGGCGTCTCGCCGAGTTCGATCAGTCTCTGAACAATCGCGGCCAGCCGATGGAAGGATACGACCCGGCTACCGGCAAGGGCGCGAGAGTGTTCAACCCGACCCTTGAGGCGGAGCGCAAGAAGCTGGTTGAACTTCGGGGCATGGCTGCAGAGTCTCGCCGGCTGCGGGAAGATATGGCAAGGCAGCCAAAGGCACCTCCGAAGTATGACCCGGCGGCGGTCGCTCAGCTCAACGTGGGGACTGGCAACGTTCGCGTAGACCCCAGCGCAGCATCCAAGGAATCGGCCAAAGCCGAGGCAGAGGCTAAGAAGGCGCTGGCGGAGGCGAACCGGGCGGCTGAAAAGTCACAGGCGGACTTTGATCGCCGCCTCTTGGAAGGCGAGGTAGCGCGCAGCGAATGGCTCGACCAGATCGAGGATGCCACGGCAAGGCTGGAGGGGCCGGCAGCCGTGGCCGCGTTGGAGTACAGCCGCGCGATCACGGAGGCTGATAGGGCGCTCAAGGCTGGCTCAATCACGGCAGAGGAACACGCCAAGTACGTTGGCATTCTGGCTGATGAACACCGCAAGGCGGTTGGCGACCTGAACAAGACCACCGACGCCATGACGCTCTACGCGGACCAGGCAGCGCGGAACATGCAGGACGCCTTTGCTGACTTCCTGTTCGACCCGTTCGCCGATGGCGTCAGCGGCATGGCAAAGAACTTCGCGGACGCCTTGCAGCGGATGGCTGCGAACGTGGCGGCTTCCAAGGTATTCGACGCGCTGGGGCAGTGGGGCGCCGCGAACGGATCGAGCGGTGGGTTCGCCAAGTTCATCGCCAGCATGTTTGCGGGGGGCAAGGCGGAGGGCGGATACACCGGGCCGGGCGGCAAGTACGAGCCGGCCGGGATCGTCCACAAGGGCGAGGTTGTTTGGAGTCAGCATGACGTGGCGAGAGCCGGCGGCGTTGGTGCGGTTGAGGCCATGCGCAAGGGTTATCGCGGCTATGCCTCGGGCGGCGTCGTCGGTGGCGCGTCATTCACGAGCGCCGGCGGGGTGCAGGTTGTGGTTAACAACCATGGGCCGCAGCAGGTCTCCGCCAGGGAAGAGACGACCCAAGGGGCGGACGGCTCGATGTTCAAGCGCCTGATCATCGATGTGGTGGCCGATAGCCTTGAAGGGGGCGCACTTGGACAGGTCGGAACCGCGATGTACGGCTGGAGGAGACAGGTCTAATGGCAACTTTCCCCAGCTACGTATGCATTGAACAGGGCGGGTGGTCTGAAGCGATCCAGCCATCCGTAGAGCGCACTGAAATGGAGCGCGGGCCGCCCAAGCAAAGGCTGATCAATAGCCGAGTGATGGTGAAGGTCACAGCGAGCCTTGTGTTCCGCACCAGCGCAGACGCCGCCGCATTTGAGGACTGGTACTTCGATGAGGCGGGGAGGATCGATTGGTTCTTCATGACCCACCCGAGGACTGGGCAGCAGATCACGGCCCGGTTTATCGGCGGGGATATCGGCGAGCTTCGTCCGAGGGGGCGCGGCTTCGATGTGACCAGCCGAACCGTCCAGATCGAATACATGCGCTAACACCAAGCGCCCTTTAGTTCACTCAGCCGCCTACGGGCGGCTTTTTTGTGCCCGGAGTACAGATGACCTTCACCGAGCGCCGTCAACGGGTGACGGACAAGCAAAGCCCGCTGCTGTTCCTCGAAATCAGCACGCCGTCGATGCCAGAAAAGCTGCGCATCGTCAACGACACGCAGAACTGGACATCGCAGGGCGTCGAGTACATCGGGTTTCCGTTCGGGTTCAAGTTGCCGGATGACGTGTCCGGGCAGGCGTCGCGCGCCCAGTTGGTCGTAGACAACGTGGGCCGGTCGCTGACGGAGGACTTGGAGGCCATCGCACCGAACGAGCTGATGATCGCGAAGCTCATGGTCTCGGACCGCGCGAATCCGGACCTGCACGAAAAGACCTACTTCCTGCCGATGATGCGCGCGTCCGTCACGCCGGCTCAGGTGACGGCGCAGCTTGGCGTGGACTTCATGACGCGGCAGCAGGCCGTGAAGTTGCGCTTCAACCCGTTCCTTGCGCCGGGGCTGTTCTGACCGTGCGCCTGTCTGACGTAGAGCGCTTCTGCGGCATCCCCTACGACGAACACGAGATGGACTGCGCCGACTTCGTGGTGCTGGTGCAGCGCGAACTGTTCGGGCGAGAAATCCACTTGCCGAACGGCAGGCCACGTGGCGTGCGCGGGCAGTTGGCTTTGGGCGAGCTTTCCAAAGCCTACGCCACGCGCACCGATACGCCGCAGGACGGCGATCTGGTCGTGATGTTCGACCACGGCCGGGCGGGGCACGTCGGCGTCTATTTCTGGCTCGCGCACGAGGCGTGGGTTCTTCATTCAAACGAGCGGACCGGGTGCAGCGTGCTGCATCTGGCCCGTGAGCTGCCCGACTGGGGCGCACGGATCGAGGGGTTCTACACGTGGGCTTGATGCATGACCCGACCAGTGGCACGCAGATTGTCCTGACTCCGCATCCGATTACGTGCGAAGGCCAGCGCCATTTCGCGGCTGAGTTCGAGCCTGGCGAGAAGCTGGGCGCGTTCCTGCGCCGGACCGTGCCGGACTGGGACAAGGATCACTGGGAAGTCCGCGTTAACGGCGTGGTCGTCCCCGTCGAGGTGATGGAGCGCGTGCGTCCGAAGGCCGGGACGCGGATCGAAGTGCGCGGCGCTGTCGGCCGGCAGGCGCTTTACATCGTCGCAATGATGGCGCTGACGTACTTCACGTTCGGCGGCGGCGCCATCGCCGGCTGGAGCATCGGCACGTCTACCGCGCTGGGCACGGCGGTGGCTCAGGCGGCCGTGTTCATGGCCGGCTCCATCCTGGTCAACAAGGTGCTTGGCCCCAAGGTCGGCAAGGCTGGCGGCGACCGCCAGCAAGATCCGGTCCACAGCCTGACCAGTGCGCGCAACCGGATGCGTCCGTATGAGCCGCCGGGGCTGCTCTTCGGCCGCGTGCGGATCGCGCCCGACGTTCTCTCCAAGCCCTACACGCGCTTCGAGAACGAGCAGCAGTATCTGTCGATGATCCTCACGCCCGGCATCAACGTCGGCCGCGTCGAGGCGCTTTACAACGGCGACGCCTTGCTGTCCTCTTTCGACGGCGTGCAGGTCTGGCACTCCGGTTTTTCCGGGATGCCGGAGCAGCCTATCCCGCTGTACAGCGATGCGGACAGCCTCGCAGGCGGCGACCTGACCAACAACGGGCCGTACATCACCCGCACCACTTCGCCGAACACCCGGATCATTGAGATTGATCTGGAGGGTGTGCTGTACGACGTAGACAAGCACGGCACGATCCACGGCAACAGCGTGCCGGTGCAGATGGAGTACCGGGCGGTCGGCGCAACCGGTTGGCAGCCTCTGTCCACGCAGACCATCGCCAACGGCAACACTCGCGTCATCCGTCGTACGTTCAGCTACAACGTGACGCCGGGCCAGTACGACGTTCGCGTCCGCCTCGGTCAGCCGACTTGGAACGATGGCAGCGGCAAGGACGAGTGCCGGTTCACGTGGACGACGCTGCGCTCCGTTCAGTCCGACACGTCTACCCGAGGTGGTTTGCCGGCCATCGGAATCAAGATGCTGGCGAGCGGGCAGCTTTCCGGCTCGCCCGACGAAATCCGCTGCGTCGCCGTGTCCGAGCCGATTCCCGTGTGGAAGGGGTCGGCCTACGTCACCGAGGAGACGAGCAACCCCGGTGCGCAGATCCTTGCCTATGCGCGGGGGTTCGAGCTGGAAGGCGAGCTGGTCGCGGGCATGGGGCTGCCCGAGGAAATGATCGACGAGGCATCGCTGAAAGCGTTTGCCCTGCACTGCGCGGCCAACGGCTACACCTTCGACTTCCTGCTGGACGCCCCGCGCAGCCACGACGAGATGTTGGAAAGCCTCGCCCGCGCGGGCTTCGGGCAGGTGTCGTGGGCTGGTGGACGCCTGTCGGTCGTGTGGGCGGCGGCAGAACAGCCGCTGTCCGGCACCGTCAACATGGCGACGATCAAGCGCGGATCGTTCCAGGTGGACTACAACCTGGCGAACGCGGCCGATGGTGTTGAGGTGACCTACTTCGACTCGACGGTCTGGGAGGCGCGGACCCTCCGCATCCCGGCTCCGGGCGTCACCACGATGCTCAACCCGGCCCAGCTCCAGCTGGAGGGTGTGACCAGCGAGGAACATGCCGCCCAGATGGGCCGCTGGCACTTGGCCCAGTCGCTCTACCAGCGCAAGGACATCGCCTACAGCACCGATCTGGAGCATCTGTCGTACCGCCGGCTGTCCATGCTGGCCCTGCAACACGATCTGACGCAGTGGGGCTACGGCGGGCGTGTGCGGTCTGCAAGCGTGGCGTCTGGCGTTGTCACGCTGACGCTGGACGAGGAAGTGCCGCCGCCTGCCGGGAACGCCTTCATTGGCCTTCGTATCCCGGGCGAGCGCAGTTGCCGCGTGTTCGGAGTGGCCCCGTTCACCGATCCGACCGACACCATCCAGCTGGTCGGGCCGTGGCCGTCCGATGCAGCGCTGCCGGGCGACTCGGCCGGTAACCCCGCGCACGACACGATCTGGATCTACGACTTCAAGCAGACGCCGGGCCTTCGCGTCCGCGTCGTGTCGGTGGAGCCGGAGTCCGACTTGAAGGGCGCTCGGGTTGCGGTCGTGGCAGAGCCGCCGGAGTTCTGGCACTACGTCGAAACGGGCGAGTACATCCCTGCCGCGCCCAACAGCCTGTTGCGCACTCGGCCCGTCGCCAGCCAGCTGCAGATCACCGAGCAGCAGGTCACGCAGGGCGACACCGTATTCACCGAGCTGTCGGCCACGTTTGAGGTGGACGGCCCGTATGCCCGCGCTTCGGTGTTCATGGCCGAAGAAGATGGCGTACTGGAGGAGGTGGCGCAGACCACTACCCGTAGCGCGTCCTGGCGTATCCCCCGCGCGGGAACGTACACCATCCTCGTGCGCCCGTTCTCGCCGGACGGCAATGCTGGCATTTCGGCGAGCATCGTCTACACCACGCTCGGGGCCGATGCGCCGCCGGTGCTGGTGGACCTGTTCGACGTGGAACAGCGCTCCGGCGGCGTGCGCCTGTACACCTGGGGCTGGCTGGCCGACACGATCCAGTCTGCGGACTTCGCTGGCGTGGAGATCCGTTACGTCGCTGGCACGGTCGCGTCGCCCGACTGGGAGGCCATGACCCCGGTCGGCGAGACGGGCTACTTCACCGCGCCGTTCGAGGCGGTCATGCCGGAGGCCGGGACGTGGACGTTCGCCTGCCGCAGCCGCAACACGGCGGGCCGGTTGTCCACGGGTATGCGCGTCATCACCCGGACCCTGGCCGCGAACCTGGGCCAGGTGATCGGCGGGATCGAGGAATCGCTGGACGAGATCACGCAGCGCCAAGTCGATGAGCAGATGCGGCTGGATCAGGAGATCGCGGACCGTCTGGCTGCCGACCTTGCGACTGCCGCTGCGGCCGGAGCGGACGCGACCGCGAAGGCGAACGCGGCGCTTGCGTCGGCGATGGCGGCGGTGGCTGCGCTCGAGGCGCAACTGGCCGACATCACCGGCGCACCCGAGTGGGACGTTGCGGAAACGTACGAGGTCGACCAGCTGGTCAAGTACGACGGCGCGCTGTACCGCGCCCTGGTGCAGACCACCGGGGACCAGCCCGACATCTCGCCGACAGGGTGGGAGAAAGTGGGCGACTATGCGTCGCTGGGTGAGGCCGTAGCGGCTGCGCTCTCGATGTCCACCGCCAACGCGTCGGAGATCGAGGCTGCAGCAACTCGCATCGATACCATCGTCGCGCGCCTTCCGGCGGGGAGTGGCGCACTCGCCACTCAGGCCATGGTGACTACGCAAGTCGGCGCCATCGCGAGTGAACTGGAGGCCGAGGCGGAGCGCATCGACGCATTGGTCGCCCGCATGCCTGGCGGCACTGGTCTTCTTGCCACGGCGGCCAGTGTCTCGGCCGTGGAGTCGGCCAGCGTTACGCGCGACAACGCGCTGGCGAGCCGGACGACGGTGGTGGAGTCGCGCCTGAGCGAGTCGTTGATGCTCGTCAATGGATCATTTGAGTCAGGGGGCGCGGGCTGGGCCACCTCCGAATCCTCGGCAACCGCAGGCACGGAGGGTATGCCTGCCGGGTACACCGTGATTACCGGAGGTGGGGAAGGCGTTTCCGGTGGGATGAATGCGCTCCAGATCACGGCAGGTGCCACCGGGCGTCTGTTGTGGAACTTCCAACGCGCTCCTGTTTCGCCTGACGAGAAGGTGTTTGTCCGCTTGCGCGGCCGGGTTGCCACCCTCGGCGGGACGCCACCCACCATTGGCACCCGGGTGCGTGTGCTCGTCAGGTTCTACAACGCATCTGGCGGCGATGCCGGCCTCTCGGAAGTCTCGGTAGTTGAGGCCGGCGTTGCCGCGTTGAACTCCTGGCAAGACTACATCGGCAACGCTGTGGCCCCAGCAGGTGCCGTGTCGGCACGAATCGGCCTGCAGTCGCAGAACGCGCAAACCGCCGGCCAGTTCAACATCGATTCGATCGAGATGGAGCGCGAGGGCGCTGTTGGAGGCGCTATCTCGACTGTGGTCAGTGACCATTCGACGCGGATCACCCAGACCGAGCAGGGGCTAGTTACCCAAGGGCAACTGATCCAGAGTGTGCAAACGGAGGTCGCGGGGAAGGCCAGCACCAGTGCGCTTAACGCATTGAGCGGCCAGGTCAGCGCGGTGCAGGGCGGCGTCGAGGCCGTAAGCCAAGCACTCACCACGGTGCGCGCGACCATGGGCGGT